ATCCTCTAAACTAATCTCTTTTTTTATTGTCTTTTCTTCAATCTTTGCTGACAAAGCATCTGCATTATCAGGGATTGAAACGGCACTAATTTCCAACAAGTATTGTGAAGTATAGTCAATACCATTCTTATTTGCTGTAGAAGGTCTAAAGTTAAGTGGTTTAAACCTTACACTAGCTCCTTTGAGGAAGCCTTTCTTGTATTGTTCATAAATACTATCAGACTTCTTATCAAAATCACTCCATAAAGAAGGATCTCTATCACTTTTCCAAAACTCTACATTACCTACTAGATTACCAGTTTTATCAATCTCCAACTCATGTATAATACCAAGTGGTTGTTCTTTTATGTCGTGTTGCCATAGGAATACAGGGTTTTTATTGAAGTCATCAACTTTCCACCCTTTATTATTTATTGTATCTCCCTTTCTGTCAACTGTAGAGGTGGAAAATATAAACCTAATAATCCTTTTTTCATCATCAAAACTCTCAACAGTAGTGTCTACTCTTTTATTTAAAAGCATACCCTGTGTCAATGTCTTAATAATGTTTTCAAACTCTAAGTCACTTCTCATTCTTCCACCTCATTATCTCGTCTAATGTCTTCGTCAGATTTAGGATTGTCCGATCTAGTTATTGGCATTTCATCCTGTACCAAATCAACCTCCTCTACTTCATCACCTGCTATATACTCATCACCCTTCTCATAATCAGGTTCAAATCCTAATAACTCTCTAATCTCATTAAACTTAAATTGTTCTTTGAAGTCCTTCATACCTCTTAAGATAAATTCCTTATCGCTTGGTACTGGACTTTCAAATTCAAGTGTAAGATTTTCACCAAACTCTAAGACAAGGGTGTTATTTAAAGTCTCCTGTATCTTCATCAATCTAAATAATAGTACTTCTCGTGCGAATATCTCTCTTGCTCCCTGTATAGTTGCTCTATTAGAGTTTTCTACTTTTCCAATTATTTCTGGTGGAATACCAAAGAGTTGTCTTATTGTCTCTGCTCCGTTCTCGATTATTTGTAACATCTGCATATCATTAAAACTATCGGTAAGTTTTTGTACCTTAATATTATTAGAATTTGTGAAATACGGCTTGTGTCGATTCCAAAATCCTTGATTGTTCATATCCCAACTTTCTTTTAGCTCTGTAAGTTGATCTGGTGTAACATCTGCCCCAATTATATATGGTGGAACTGCCTGATTATAAAAGTAATTTACAACCTGTTGACTGCTATATTTAGAAGTTTGTAGTACGTTTAGCATAGCGTGTATCGTACCTATTCCCTTTCCGTATATATCTTGAGGATTCAAATTTTTGAGATGTATAATCTCGGTTAGAGGTACTTTATTTATGGATTCCTTAATTCGTACGATGTAGCAAAAAGCGTTTACTTTAGAAGGTAATTCCAACACATCATTCGGATTTAAACTCCATAGATAAACTGGAAACCCTTCACTATCTCTCTCTATCATCAGATAAGCATTACCACTTATCTCTAACCAACTTTGTATTGAGTACCATCCATCTATCCCTGTGTTCATCAATGGATTGAATCCATCAATCAAATCAAGTATAGGATGATTAAGCACTCTCTTTTTCTTCTCACTAACAGTCTGATACAATCTCCAATTAACCATAGCCACACCTTCTGATACTTTCTTTATCATCAAGTTTAAGTATGCTATCTCATTGTAGAACTGTTGCATTTGACTCTGACTAAGTGTTGGTGCAGAAGCTCTGTAACTATTAGTAAGTGCCTTTGTTGTTGCTCTTGGCTTGTCATTACCTTTGAAAAAATCTTTGAACCCCATTTAATCACTTCCTTTACATAAATACTATTTGTCTTGGCTCGTAAAATAGTAACATAAGAGCATCAGCATAGTCGGGTGACTTGCCTAATCTCTTCTTGTAGTCTTTTTTATTCTCTGCCTTGTATCTACCTTTATTGTCGATAGAGTACAATCTGCCTCCGAGTTCAGTTATGAGAACTTCGATAGCAGGTAGCTCAACAACTTCATCTCTTAATATATCTCTAACATTAAACATCATTTCACTTGTGATGTCATAATATTTATCTTTATCCTTTGGTGCATTTGAAAACGATATTGCATTGACAAAGGCATTAGGTAATCTTGTCTCATTTAACATATCAACAACACCAATTCCTAGCCCCGTTGCATCTATATTAATCGTTATCTTATCAAGAGGATAGTAACCTCTTAATTCACCATATAGACCTCGTATACGCTCTGCTACGGTTGATAGTGTTGATTTACCAATATAGATAGGGGTAAACACCTTGAAGCCCTTACGATGGAAGATAATAGTAGCGTCATTACCAAACCTTGCAACGTCACAGCTTATAACTATCTCACCATCTGTGTTATCAAGTGTAGTAGTCTTAGCACGTACCAAGTCCTTGAGTGATATGATACAGTTGCTACTATCTATGATACCCCAGTTACCATTACAGTATACCTCCCAGTATAGTGGGTCAGTTAGCCTTAATGCTTCTAGCTCCTTGGCATACTCACTACCTATGAACCTATTGTCCTTATATGTAGTCTTAAGTATATAGCACTCATACTCACTATCAAAGAAGTATGACTTAAGCCAACTCTCTGCACTAACTGGATTGAATGATATGATGATCTGTTTAGGTACATCACTTAGCCCTCTCAATCTAAGATTAAGTTGTATGAAGTCTTCCTTATCTATCTCACTTGCCTCTTCAATCCATATGTCAGTTAGTATTCCGTTAGGGAATGTTATTGACTTCAATCTCTCTCTGTCATCTAATCCCTTACATACTATCTGATTACCATTTGGTTTGAATACAATAACCATATCAGTCTCTTTAAATATAAAGTATTCACTTAGTTTAAATCTATTTATAATCTGTTTGAATAATGCGAATACTGAATGTCTTAATGTGTTGTTTACCTTTCTCACTACTAATACATTGCATCCTCTATTGGCTATGACCTTTAATAATAATTTGATTGTGATTGAATATGACTTTCCCGATCCACTTCCACCATATACTATTCTTACTCTCTCTGCTCTGTCATCTAAATTATCATATATACCGTTAAACATATCCTTATTTAGTCTTAGTTTCATTATTTCTCCTTTGTCTCATTAACGGTGGTTTATGATAAATAGATTTTGATAAAAGTTTTGAGAATATAAGAGTGTTGATTTCATTGACTTTATAAATTATTATTATCAAGTTTCTAAACTTCTCAATAACGATCGTTTATGATAAGTTTATGAGCCTTCTCCCCAGAACCATTTATCAAGGTCAAATGGTGAGTTATCATAATCTTCTTGTTCATTCCACCAAGCTTTAAATAGATGTATAATCCTATCTTCATTATTTAGTGAACCATATATAGTGGCTCTAATATTTTCTTCAACCAATTGTTCCCATACATCTCTACCGTCACCAGTTGCTATTTCACTCCTCCCTACATCTCGCCAAGCTATTACCCAAGGGTCAGATATTTCCTGAACTGCAATATTCCAATACTGATTTAAGAATCTTCGTTGCCAACTTCCTACACTTTTGATTCTTAGGTCGCTAAGTATATAGCCAAACATATACGAATATTTATCTTCAAATAGTCTGTGAATACGTCCTCTTTCAGTTCTAGCTAAATCTTTTAACCCATCCCAATATTCTATGATATTAGGATTTCCTCTACCCATTAGACTATCTCGACTTCAATAACTCCATTAACAGTTTGGTTATTATCATTCTTAGTCTCGACCTTTTCAATAAGGAGACCAGATGTCTTAGCTAATAATTCTAAACTTTTATTTGCTCCTGAAATAGAATTTACATCATATTTATCTAAAGGCTTTCCATTCCTATCAAATGTAACTTGTTCTTCCATAGCTTTATCATAAGTAATCCACATTGCATTAATAATCTTCTGTCTCTCTATGTCAAACTTTTCTTCTATTCTTTTCTCTGCTTTAACTTTCTCAATATCAACTAACTCTTGTACTTCTTTCTTCTTAAGTAATTGTCCACCTAATTGTGA